CAACAACCACAACTGAAAATACAGGCCGAGGCATGTCATTATCACTTGTCTATTTGGACGAATTTGCATTCGTGGAACCAAATATTGCAAAGGAATTCTGGACTTCACTATCACCAACCTTGTCAACAGGTGGTAAGTGTATTATTACTTCAACACCAAATACAGACGAAGATCAGTTCGCCGAAATTTGGTGGGGTGCAAATAAGATGGTCGACGCAAATGGAAACGATATGACCATTGGTGTAAATGGTTTTCGTCCCTACATGGCAACATGGGATCGTCATCCGGAACGTGATCAAGTATGGGCAGATTCTGAATTGGCAGCATTGGGCGAGGATAGATTCTTGCGTGAACATAATTGCCAGTTTATTACATTTGAAGAAACACTTATTAATCCAATTAAGCTTGCCCAGCTTGAGCCAAAGAATCCAATTAGAAAGACAGGTCAGGTTCGTTGGTTTTCAGATATCAGAGCAGAGCTTACCTATGTTGTATCACTCGATCCATCAATGGGAACAGGCGGAGATAATGCAGCAATTCAAATACTTGAATTACCTACACTTGTTCAGGTAGGCGAATGGAGCAATAATAAGGCACCGGTCGAAGAACAAGTTCGCACAATGAAGAAGATACTTGAAGAAATCTATTCTTTAGGTGCAAGAGATATATATTGGTCAGTTGAAAGCAATTCATTAGGCGAAGCTGCTCTAGTTGTTATTCGCGACACGGGAGAAGAAAACTTCCCTGGTACAATGTTACATGATCCCAAGAATAGACTTCAGGGTCGCACCGGTCGTCGTGCAGGATTTGTTACAACCAATAAATCCAAATTAGAGGCATGTTCTAAATTGAAATTCTTACTTGAATCTAGTAAGATGAAGATAAATTCAAAGGGATTGTTATCAGAGCTTAAGGTCTTTGTGTCTCGCGGCAATACATTTGAAGCGCGAATTGGACAGACGGATGACTTAATTATGGCAATGATTTTAGCAATTCGTATGACAGACTATATTTCAACCTGGGATGATAAATCACAAGCTGCAATTAACAGCGATGTATCTGATGGAACCTCATTATCGTCATATGATAGTCCGATGCCTATAATGATATAGTTGATCTTTTATTTAAAACCGATAAATAAGCATAACAAGGATTTTATAATGGTTGAAGTAAATGATCTAGCAGAACGAGTGTTTTCTCTATTAAAGGGAAACGGTCTGCAGGTGAAAATTTTTGACAATGCTGGGGCAGAAACTACCGATCCAACAGTCGGCCGTAGATTTTTCGTTGTTAGTCCAAATATTATGGTTACCATAGATGAGGATGATAACAAGGTTGAATTTAGTAAGGGTAATGATGTAGATGACTCTGTTATTGGAATTCAGAAAAATATTCGCAAATTAGCAGATCAATTTATGATGAATTCACAGATTAAAGTTTTTGGTAAATCTATTCAGCCAAAAGATTATGCATATCAAGCAAAGATGAAGGGCGGAGCAATGATGGAAAATGAAATGAACCCATATAGTCACCACTTAGTTGGTGAGATCATGAAAACTGTTAAGAAATGGGGTGGAAAAATCTCCGAAGCTGATCTTTGCAGCAATACAGGCATGCATGATTTAGACCAGGCCCGTCGTGTATTAAACAAGCTTGTTACAGATGGAAAGTTAGCCGCAACTCCGGGTAAGAATGGACATATACAATATTCTATTGCAGTCGATGAGGCAGTCATGGAAAGTTTTAGCAAGATGTTTGGTTCACTCAAAACATCGCAGCAAACCCTGGAAAATGTACGGATTTTGGTGAAGCATAAGACACCAGTTGATGAGAACGTTCGCGGCTCACGCTCGCGCCACATCAGCGCAATTTTCCTTGAATGTAACGGTGAACGATTCCGTTTCCCACACACCTATCTACCTGGCGCAAGAGCAATGGCTCAACATATGGCCCACGGCGGTGTAATGACAGATAAGGTTGGAGCATATATTACGGAAAGTACAGGAAATCTATTGAAGCTTCAGTCTTTTAATCGCTACGTCACAACCAACAAGCTTATCAATGAAGATAGTTCTGGTATTGTTGACACCGTAAAGGAAAACATCGAAACTCTACGCACAGAGCTAAAGAAACTAACTGGCGTAAAGACATACGAAACCGTTAAGGCTCGTTTGGAAACATTTGAACGCGAAGCACTTGCGGAGGATGATACAAGCCAGCTTAAGGATCTATTTACTATTCGTCGCTTTGATGAAAAGTTTGAGGGTGTGTTGCCTATCATCAAACAACTTGTACAAGAGAAGGACACCTTCCACAAGCGCATTGAAGAAGCTGCCGCAAATATAGTCATGGTTCGCCGCGAAGCAATAAATACTACACCGATGTTTGAGTTCTCGAGTGAAAATTCTCGTCTAGGATTCAAGATCAACGAATTAGCACTAAGAATTATTGAGAATGAGGAACTTGCAGGGTTCGTCAATAAGATTGGTTCTAAGCTATGCAAAGAAGGTCAAGTTAATGATTTTGAAAAGGCTGTATTAGGCCAAGTTTTTGAAAACATTAAGGTAGCAGAGAAGTCAAATGCTCCTAGGCAAGAGATTAAAGAATCTGTCGACCTTGATACTTATTATGATAAATATGTTATGAACTTCTTTTAAGAAGTTCTTGACAAACACACAAGGTTTTCGTATACTAGCTGCTTACGAAGACCTTAGCAAGTAAGATGCGAAAGGGACTAACGTGACCTAAGTAGATCAGCAGCTCAATTAACAGCGTTCAATTTAAACTAAAGCAGGAATATATTATCATGGCAAAAACATTAGACGAAATCCGTGCAAAATTACAAGCACTAGAAAACCGTAAGAACCCAGGCAATTTCAATAGTGGCGACAAGTCCACATATGCACATTGGAACATGCCAGAAGGAACAACAGCAATTGTTAGATTCCTCCCAGATGCAAACCAGGAAAACACATTTTTCTGGGCAGAGCGTCAAATCATCAAACTCCCTTTCCCAGGCATTAAAGGCCAAGACGAAAACAAACCAGTTGTAGTACAAGTCCCTTGTATTGAAATGTGGGATGGTCCAAAGACTTGCCCAATCTTAAATGAAGTTCGTCCATGGTGGAAGGATAAGTCATTAGAAGAGACCGCTCGTAAGTATTGGATTAAGCGTACCTTTTACATGCAGGGATTTGTTAAGCAAGATCCGCTAAATGAAGCAGAGAAGCCAGCAAATCCAATCCGTAAGTTCATTATTGGACCACAGATTTTTGCAATCATTAAGGCTGCATTGTTAGATCCAGAAATGGGGCCACATAGTCCAGTTGATTATATCAACGGTGTTGATTTTGTGATGTCAAAGACAAGCAAGGGTGGATTCGCTGACTACGGAACTTCAAAATGGGCAAGAAAAGAATCCAGTGTCACTGAAGAAATGATGGAAGCAGTTACACAATTTGGATTAGTCGATCTCGCAACATATCTTCCAAAGCGTCCAAGCGCAGAGCAATTAGCAATCATGTTTGAGATGTTCCAAGCATCTGTGGATGGTGATCTGTATGATCCGGTACAATGGAGTCAGCATTACAAACCATTCGGATTTGATTCCGGCGATGACCCTGCTGATGTAGAGGGTAAGAAAGTAACTCGCACTGCACCACAGACTACAAGAACTCAAGTTCCTACAACAAAGTTAATTGTTAAGGATCCAGTGGCAGTGGAAGATAATGCAGACGATGAAGTAGAAACTCCTAAGGTAGTAGTTAAAGAAGAAGCAACAGTTTCCGTGAAGGCTGAAAAGTCACCACAGGAAATTTTGGCAATGCTCAGAAATCGCAATAAGGCGTAATTGAGATAGGGGCGGCTAAATACCGCCCCACTACTAACTTCTAAGGAGGACCTATGTCTAAAGCTATTGACATTTCAAAATTTCGTAAGAGTATTACGAAAAGCATTCCGGGTATCAGCTCGGGATTTCATGATCCAAATACTTGGATTTCAACCGGCAATTATGCCCTAAATTATCTTATCAGTGGAGATTTTCAACGAGGTATTCCTCTAGGTAAAGTTTCTATGTTCTCAGGACAATCGGGTGCAGGAAAGAGTTATGTTGTATCCGGTAACATTGTAAAAAACGCACAAGAACAAGGAATTTATTGTATCGTAATGGATACAGAAAATGCGTTGGACGAAGCATGGCTACATGCTCTAGGTGTCGATACGTCTGAGGGAAAACTATTGAAACTAAACGTATCGCAGATTAACAATGCGGCACAAATTATCAATGATTTTGTTAAGGAATATAAAGAGCAGGCACTCGAAGACAGACAGAAAATCTTATTTGTGATTGATTCCATTGGAATGTTGTCATCGGCAATTGGCGCCGCACAATTCGAAAAGAATGAGATGAAGGGTGATTTTGGATCAAAGCCGAAAGAACTTATGGCATTAGTTAGAAATTGTCTCAACATGTTCGGTGATTTAAACATTGGATTAGTTTGTACAAATCATTCATATAGTTCACAGGATCCATATTCACCGGATGATAAAATTAGTGGTGGTTCAGGTCCGGTCTACGCATCGAGTATTGTTGTTGCTATGAAACAGCTTAAATTAAAAGAAGATGCCGAAGGAAATAAAGTATCCGAAGTACAAGGTATTCGCGCAGGTTGTAAGGTAATGAAGACGAGATTCAACAAACCATTCGAGGATATTGAACTTCAGATTCCATACGACACCGGAATGTCACCATATAGCGGATTCTTTGATTTAATAGAAAAGAAAAAATTCGTCACTAAGGACGGTAATAGATATTTCTATGTTGATCTCAATGGGGAAATTCATAAGTATTTCAGGAAAGAATGGAATAGAAATGAAAACGGAATTATGGATTTGGTAATGTCCGAATTCATTACTAAGGTTAAGGCAAGCGAAAAAGAAGATTCAGAAACAGGTGAAGAGGTATAAAAATGGTTAATGATAATCACGAATTATTACTAGAATTGTGGTCTAGAATTAAATCACATATTCCGCCAAAAGAGAGACTAGAGGTAGCAGACATAATTGTTGTTGTGTTTGATGAATTTGGACTCGTTGAGAATGATCTTTTAGAACAAGATCTTGATAAAGAAATGCGGGCCGCCGCTCGTAGTCATTTATCAGACGATGAATTTAGTGAAGATGAGGAAGAATTTGATGATGACCGCTAAAGAGTTTGGAGAATTATTACTTGAAACGATTAAGAACAAGGATGTTCTGAAATCCATTACGCAAGTCCAGCAGTTCAAAGCAAATATGCGAGATGTGACTGTGGGTGCCGACTACGTTACTTGGATTTCAGAACCAGTAAATTTGACCAGGGTACATAAGGCCTTGGCAGAAGACCTAGGTGTCCCTCCGCGTGCTATGGCTATTAAAAGAGTATTAATGTCCAGAACTCAGAAAGCAGTATTATTGGTTCAAGCAATGGAAATTGCTATTAAACGAGTGCATCAGCTGTGAGTGAAAAAGAAGTATTTGAAAAATTGACGAAAGATCATCTTGTCTGGAAACGAGATGAACTATCTCGTCAATTAG